GGCGCCAAGCTCGATAAGATGGTTGAAAAATATTACGACCAGTCGCTCGACTACCGCTGCAAGATGATTGCCCGTACCGAGTCAATGAGCGCGGTTAATCAAGGGCAGCAGGAAGTCTGGAACCAGGCCGTTGACAAAGGTTTTGTAGAACCGGACAAGGCAAAGAAAGTCTGGGTGGTGACGCCTGACGATCGGCTCTGTGAAGCTTGCAATAGCATGGTTAGTCAGAAGGTGAAACTCAATGAGATGTTTAATGGTGGTGAGTTTGGAATAATAATGGAACCGCCGCTTCATCCTAACTGCTACGACAAGCAAACTGAATTACTGACCACTGAAGGCTGGAGATATTTTTATAATCTTACCGGAAATGAAAAGATACTCAGCCCAAACCTAAGCACTCAACAAATTGAAATAACGGATATTATCGGCCAGACCCGCTATCATTATACCGGCAATATGGTCCATTATTCGCATGGGTTTTTTGATTTAATGACTACCCCGGAACATAACCAGGTTGTGAGTTTCAGGAAAGGAACCAAGGGCAGAAAAGATGCTGGCCGGTGGTTATTAATGAAAGATTGTGAACTACCAAACAGCTCGTTTAATTTCATGGTAGCACTAACCCCAACCGCCGCACCAGAACAATCATCAATAACAATCGGCAAGAACAAATTCAATGCCGATGATTTTATATGCTTCATGGGATATTATTTGTCAGAAGGATCAATCACAAAGCCAAAGAACTCTTGCTGGCAAGTTAAAATATCACAAAAGAAATATTATGCGAAGATGCTGGCGGCAACCAAAAAACTATTTGATAGGAATTGGGAAGCCAAAGACGCAATATATATTCCGCTGCACGATAAAGCATTAATCAAATATTTCAGGCAGTTTGGATATGCCCACCAGAAGTTTATTCCAGAAGAAATAAAGACCGCATCGCCACGCCAGATAAGAATATTCCTTGATGCTTTCCTTCTTGGTGATGGAAGCAACCAACAAAATAAAAAATTCAAGGGCGGCAACTTCTTACCATCAAGATATTATCGCACCAGTAGCCGCAAGATGGCCGACCAGCTTTGTGAAATGCTATTAAGGGTTGGCAAGCGAATATCCACCAAACTGATACCGCCAAAGTGGATCACGCACCATAACGGAACTTATTTGAGCTGTCCGATATGGGTTATCAGCGAATTAAATTCAATGACAGTTGGCCGCGACCATCTTTCAAAGAAGCTTGTCCCGTATAATGACTTTGTTTATTGCGTTGAAGTAAGCAAGCATAATACCCTGATCGTTAGGCGTAATGGCAAGGTGTCTGTATCGGGTAACTGCCGTTGTGTCACTGAAATAGAATTTCTGGATTAAGGAGGGCATGTGCCGAGTATTTCTGAGCATCACGTCCGCATTACTGAACCGGATTACACCCGCTATTCACGCAAGGAAATCACGCCCGGAGTCTCACAGGTCTACGGCTGGAACGGTAAGAAAAGCGAAGTCCAGGCATACCGCTTTGATGCTGAGAAGTTCACCCCAGACCAGGCAAAGAAGTGGCTTGAGGATCATAGCGTGACGTTCAAGCGGTTCGATGAGGCCCAGCCGATCAACAAGGCCCAGGTCAATCCGGAAGAACTCAAGGCCGGGATCAAGGTGGAAGCTGAGCACCGCAAGACCATTGACGCCATTATCGCGGATGCCCAGGCCAATGCGGTCAGACCAATTCAGGACTACCAGGAAATGATTGCCATGGACCACCTGGAGGAAGCCGGTAATGATTTTTATTATTCCAAGCTTGCCAAATACGTTGAGCCACAACAGAACGTGGACAAAATTGATGTGATAAAATCCGAGCGCAGCTTCTTTGAGATGTTGAAAATTGTTAAAGGCTGCGAAATAGAAACCGACGAGGAAGAAGAGGACGAAGAACCGGCCCCGGAGTTCAAGGAAGAAGAGGGCTACGCTTTGATTACCAAGTCTGAACCAGAAAAGCAGATTGTCTACGGCGTGGTTATCGAACCATGGACAGATGCAACACCGGGGGGTGATGCTCATGGTGACCGCATGACTGCCGAAGAAATTCAAAAAACTGCACATAACTACCTTGAAAATTATCGGAATGTGGACGAAAAACATTCCTTCAAAAAGATTAATGCTCAGCCCGTAGAATCGTATCTGGCCCCGGTTGACTTCGATGCGGAGGATGGTCAGAAGATCAAGGCTGGTAGCTGGGTTCTGGCTATCAAGGTTAAAGAGCAGGGCGTTTGGGACAAGATAAAAAAGGGCGAGTACAACGCATTCTCGCCGGGTGGCTTTGGTTATAAAAAAGAAATTTCTTGATTTTATAATCCAATGTGCCAAGATTAAAACAATTATGTCTGAAAAAAAGGAACAAGAATTATTTGACCTTGTGGCGCCGTTCATCGCGTTAGTGAAAAGCGGAGCCAACCGTAAAATGTTCTTTTTAACAAAATCGTTGAACGGAGGAAACATGCCAGTTAAAGAAGCACTGCTCAAGATTGCCGAGCGTATCCAAAAGGCAGAGATGCCTGGTGCCGCTGCCGGTAAGATTGAGGAACTGAAAAAGCAGGGCTTGATTGGTGACGAAGAGAAAGACGTTCTCGAAACCGCCATCAAGTTATTGCTGTCCCTCAAAGAAAAGGTCGGCGAAAATAACATGGGCGAACTGGCCGAGAAATCTGGCTATGGCGCCCCTGCTAAGAAAAACGACGACATGGAAAAGGCCACTGCCGAGATCGAAAAAATGAAGGGCGAAATTGAGAAATCAAAAGAAGCTCTCAAAAAGGCAGAGGAAGAGATCGAGATGAAAAAGGCCGAGATCAAGAAACTCGGCAAAGAAGTCCCGCCTCCTGCTGCTGGCCCGGTTGAGAAATCGGATGGCTCCTATGACTACCCGAAAGGCTGGACACCTGAGCAGATCGCGGCCATCGAACCCATCCTGAAAGCCAACAAGTCCCACGAAGTCGAACTCAAGAAAATCCAGAAAGCTCTTGATGATGAACAGACCGCCAAGGTCGAAAAAGAGTTCATTGCCAAGGCTGCTGAAATTAAATCTCTGTCGATCAAGTCTGACGACCTGGGCAAGACCCTCAAGCTGGTAAACGATAAGGCTGGTAAGGACGCATCAGACAAGATCATGTCCATTCTGAAACAGGCCGATGAAACCGTAACCAAGTCAAAACTGTTTGGCGAATACGGTGGAACCGGCGAGGGTGAGTGTGATGCCCTGGTTCAGATGGAAACCAAAGCGGAAGCGATCATGAAGTCTGACGCCAAGATCACCAAGGCTCAGGCGTTTGACCTTGTGATGAAAGCCAATCCCGAACTTTATGAGCAGTATGTTGCTCAGAAACAAAAAAGGAGCTAGACCATGGGATACGAAGTACCAAATTTCAAACCCGGTACCATTACTGCCAGCGCGGACCTAACCGCCAAGCAGTATTACATTGTCAAGGCCCACACTGTCGCGAATCAAGTGGCTGTTTGTGGCGCCGGTGGGATCGCTCTCGGCATCCTGCTCAACAACCCAAACATCAACCAGGCTGCCGAACTCGAAATGAACGGCATTGCTCCGGTCAAGTTCGGGAACACCGTCACTCCGGGACAGGAAATCATGTCAGACACGAACGGCCTGGCAATCCCGGCCACGACCACCAACCGCGCGATTGGCATTTGCCTTGAGGGCGGAGCAGTAAACGAAATCGGCACCGCGAAACTTTACGGCGCCGCTGTTCTGATTTAAGGGAGGATAAACCATGCCACATTCGCCATTAAAGAGTGATGTCCACGTAGATATTCCGTTAACGAATATGTCCGTGGCGTATATCCAGGAACAAAAGGCTTTCATTGCGGATAAAATATTCCCGACGATCCCTGTCCAGAAACAGTCGAACCGTTATTTTATCTACAAAAAAGGCGATTGGTTCCGCGACGACATGAAGAAACGCGCTCCGGGTTCCGAGTCTGCCGGTGGTGGTTACACTATCGACAATACCCCGACCTATTTCTGTGATGTGTGGGCGCTTCACAAAGACATCGACGATCAGACTCGTTCCAATTACGATGTCCCGCTCGATGCCGACCGCGATGCCGTCAAGTATCTGACACAGAAAGCACTTCTCCGCAAAGAAAAATACTTTGTTGAGAACTACCTCAAGGCTTCCACTTGGGGTTCAGATTTCACACCGTCAACCCTATGGACCGCAACCGGTTCCGATCCGATCCTCGACATCGAAGCACAAAAAGATGTTGTGTTGGGCCGCACCGGCTTCCGTCCGAATTGCCTGGTCGTGACTCGTGACGTTCACAGCGTCATCAAAGCTCACGCCAAGGTAATTGACCGTTTCAAATACACCAGCAGCCGGGTTCCGACTCCCGAAATCCTGGCTCAGTTGTTTGAAGTCGATCAATATCTCATTCTCGATGGCGTCCAGAACACCGCCAACGAAGGTGCTACCGATGCACTGTCCTTGCTCAAGACCAAGAGCTGCTTGCTGGCTTATGTCACCAGCGCTCCGGGGATCATGCAAGCGACTGCCGGCTATACCTTCTCGTGGGTTGGTTATTACGGCGCTGGCGCTTCCGGTAACCGCATCAGCAAATTCCGCATGGAGTGGCTGAAGTCGGACCGCACCGAAATCGAAATGACCTTCGACATGAAGGCTGTCGGGCTTGATCTCGGCGTCTTCGGTGCCGCAGTCATCGCATAATCATAGGGGTTAGACTCCTGCTGTTTTTATTAGGGGCGCGGTGGGTTACTACTTCGCCCCTAGTTTTTTAATCCTAAAAGGAGACCCTATGTGGATCGCAAAGAGTCGTATCAATATCAAATCTTTTTCTGGCAACTACGAATTTCGCAATCCTGGTGACCCTGTTCCCGAAGCCGCCAATTGGTCGGATGTAGAATTCTGGGCCGAGCATGGCGACATTGAATGGATTGAAGAAAACAATCAGGCCACCCAGGAACCCCAACACCAGGAACCGCAGGCCCATCAACCACAACAGAACAATCTCTTTGGCCGCAACAGAAAGAACAGGAACAGATAAGTGTATACTGGCGACCCGAGCAGCAGCCTTAAGGATCAAGTTCGTTTCATCCTGGGCGATACCGATTCCTGTGCCGAGCTAATGACAGATGGTGAGATAACATACCTGCTGGCAACCTATTCGAATAAGCCAATCTGTTCCGCTTATCATGGCGCTCGTTATCTTGCCATGAAGTATGCCAAGTCAGCCGATGAGTCTGTCGGCAGCGTCAGGGTATCCTATAGCCAGGTATCGGTTCGCTATGAAGAGATGGCGCTCAAGCTCAAGCAGCAATGTTACGAAGAGAATGGCAACGCCAATCCGTACTGCGGTGGCATCAGCAAGAGTGATAAGGAGAATGTCAAGGCCAATACCGACCGCGAGCAGCCAGCATTCGCCAAAGACATGGAAGAATATATTTCCACAATCGACCAACGCCGTTACCCATATTAGAGGGAATCAAATGGCGGTTACCATCAAAGATACCGACAAGGGCTTCAAGAAAATAATGAACTCGGTCAAACAGATAAAGGATTCCTATGTTACTGTCGGTGTGCATAAGGACGCAGAGCCATACCCGGATGGCGCATCGGTTCAGCTTGTGGCGGCGGCTAATGAATATGGTGCCGATATTCAGAACGGGTTCGGAAAAGGTATCCATATCACTATACCGTCAAGACCGTTCCTGCGTGGAACTTGGGACGATAAGTTTACCGAAATGGTAAAGGTGATTAAACGAGTGCATGGTAAGGCGCTCGACCAGGCCATGTCTGTTCAACAGGCCATGGATCAGATTGGGTTCCGGTTCATGTCACTTGTTCAGAAAGCAATTGAGAACTGGACAACACCACCCAATGCACCATCAACCCAACGGGCCAAGGCCAACAAAGAGGCCATGGCAAAGAAGGGACCAAAGACCGAGAAGAAAAGAAAATCCAGCGAGGCCGGCATGACCAAGGCTGGACTGAATGATCCTCTTGTCAACACCCGCCACCTGAAAAAATCAATCAACTTCGAGAGCAACATACCGAATGAATAAGCCACCAGTACAGCTTCTCAAGACTACGACCGTTAAGATCAGGAGAAGGGCAGATGGTTTTTATAATAATCGTGGATACTTTCAACCGGGAGACCCTTGCGATATTGAGATCAAAGCCAATGTGCAGTCTTTATCAGGTCGTGAAATACTTCAAATGCCAGAAGGTGATCGGCAAAAAGAACATAACTGGATGTATACCACTCAAAAAGTATTGGTGAATGACGTCGTTTGTTATAAAAACGAAATGTACGAGGTCCGCTCTGTTGCTGACTGGACAGATTTCAGTTTGGCCCACTACAGGTCTTTAATCGTGCGGCTTGAAAAGCAGGATGAAACTGTATGACCGTTAGAACTCAGAATAAATATCGCATCAATCAGGTCGTTGAGGATGCACTTATTCTCTGGGCACAGAACGAGCTTGGCCCGACCATTCCGGTTATATGGGACAAGCAGGACGACTACCGCAGTACGAACGGCAAGCGGCCACATCTTCCTTTTGTGACATTCAATATTATCTCAGGCCCAGCGCGGGTTGGTGGTGAGATTGGCGCAGCCAGCAGGGTTCATTCTGGTACTGATACCTGGACGATGAAGTTCAGAAAGAAATTCGTTCTCACAATCAACGTCTATGCCGAGAATGCCCATCTTGAAACTGCCCAGAAGTTATTTGATTCACTTTATAAAGATACGGTACTCCAGACCCTGAGAAATGCCGGGGTGGCAATCTGGACGATTACCGATCCGACTGATATTTCAGCATTGCTTGAAACGGGCCATGAGCTTAGGGCTACGTTCGATGTGACTGTTTCGTTTGCCTATGAAGTGATTGATGCGCCGGTAGAAATTCGCAAGGTTAAAATCAGCAAGACAAACGATCCAAAGTTTGATAGGCTAATTATATCGTAAATAGGAGAATGGAAAATGGGAACCAAGTTAAAAAACATTGTCAACGTGGTTATTCAGCTTGCAACGGCAATCCTGAGCAGGTTCGGGTTTGGCACTCCGCTATTCCTGACACCGTTCAGCAATCTTCCGAACCGGATTTATACCTATAGCAGCCCGGAATCACTTATCGCTGATGGGTTCACCACATCATCACCAGCATATAAGGCCGCATTACGGTATTTCGGGCAATCGCAATCCGTAAAGCAATTTAAACTTGCAAAGAAAAACGAAGATGTCAATGCCCAGCAGCGGGTGACCTTCAATGCGCTGGCAACAGCCGGGTCATTCACCGTAACGGTTGGAGCTGAAACGACTGCCGCCATTGCATACAATGCGACCGCCGTAGCAATTGAAACCGCCATTGAATTGCTGACTGGAGTTGCATCGGTAACAGTTGACGACGATATGCCAACCCTGAGCTTTGTTGTTGAGTTCACCGGGGCTGATGGCAATAAACATTGGGATACAATCTCTGTCGGTATCGGCTCGCTGACTGGAGTTGCTTCGGTATCGGTAACCAATATCGCTTATGGCTCAGCAATTGAAACCTGGGACGAGGCGCTTGTCGCTGTCCTGGCTGCTGATAGCGATTGGTTCATGCTGAACGCTTCCACCAGGACCAAGGCTGATATTCTATTGATGGCGCCAATCATACAGGCCACCGATAATAAGATGTATGCCTATTGTTCAAAGGACGCTGACGTCAAGACCTCGGCAACCACAGACGTATTCACCGCCATAAAGAATTTGGCATATGATAAAGTATTCGGTATCTGGTCAAACGATGAGGCCAATTATCCAGAATGTGCCTGGTGCGGACTTGAGATGAGTCGTGATCCGGGTTCATCTGATTGGTACTTGGACACCCTGACTGGCATCACTCCCGATACGCTGACCGATTCAGAAATCGGTTACATGAAAGGCAAGTATGCCAACTATTATGAAACGATTGCCGGCCGCAATGTAACGACCAGCGAATGTAAGACCGGAAAGGGCGAATACATTGACGTAATGTATTTCATTGCTTGGCTGGCCCAGACCATTCGTGAGGACGTATTCGTTCAGATCGCGGATGCCGACAAGATCCCGTATACCGATGTTGGTATCGGCGCTATCCAGAATACGGTTCTGAGCGTCCTGCGGCGCGGGGCAAAGGCTCCGTATAATGGAATTATTAATGACTCTATCGTTGTGACGGTTCCGGCCAGGGCAGATGTCCCGACCGCAGACTTGGCAAATCGCCAGTTGAACAATGTGAATTTCAGTGCATTGTTACAGGGCGCGATTTTCTACACCGACATTAACGGCACCCTTTCACTATAAGGAGAAATGACGATGGGTACAAAAACTTATGATCCCAGCAATGTATCTCTGATTGTCGGCGGTCGCATTGTTAAGGAGTGGAATACGGTGACCGTTGAACGTGATGAGGATATTTTCACGCTAACCGCAGGGACGCAGGGCGAGGCCACCAGGACCCGCAACCTGAATACCCTGGGCAAGATGACAATCACAATCCCTCAGACATCAAACGATAATGATCAGATGTCCGCGATTGCCAACACCCGCAACCTTATCAGCTGCGGCTTGATTGACAAGAACGGCCTGACGGTTCTCACCATGCCGGAAGGATCAATCACCAAGTATCCTTCTGTTGAAATGGGAAAAGAATCTGGCGAACGAGAATGGATAGTAGCAGGACAGATTGTTGATCCGTTCTTGGTTGCTGGTGCTCTGTAACCAATAACCACAATTTTTCAGGAGTGACTTATGCGGCGGGAAGTCCCAAAAGTGATTGATGGTGAAAGTTATACTTTCTACCAGTTCGGAGCCACTGAGGCAGGAGAACAGTTGACCAACTTGCTTGACATATTCGGTCCGGCACTTGGCAACCTCATGTCCGCGGTGGGTGATGATATTGATGGCAAGAAAAAGAAGCTTGCCGACAAGCAGGTTGATACCAATAAGCTGGGCGTGGCAATTGCTTCGCTCTGTACCCGGATGCACGAAAAGCGGGTGATCCTGACCATTAAGGCTTTCATGGCCCAAGTAATCCACACCAAGAGCAACGAGGGTGATGGCAAGGGCATGGGTGATGTCTCCAAGGTATTCGATGAACATTTCCAGGGCCGCATTGGTCACATGATTAAGGTTTTTCTTGCTGCGGTCGAGGTACAGTATTCAGATTTTTTCGGCGTATTCGGCGGAAGCGAAAACCTGCTCCGTCGAGTTCAGTCGAAGTTGGGCCCACAAATCTAAGCGGCTACAAGGCTGCGGTTTGGCGGCCGGTCTTGGCTAAGGTTGCAAGCCTGTCAGAAATTGAGAAACATTGGTCAATCAATGATCTGGCAGATGCAAATGAGGCGCTTGACATCAAGGACGAAGTCGAGGCCCACATGATGAAAGAAGCCAAAGAAAAGGCAAGGACAAAATAATGGCAGCGGTCAAACATATGCCCACTGATAACCAAGAGCTGTTTTTTGTTTTCCAGAACAGCAGCGGCCAATTGCAGATTTATCGGCTCCGGTTTCTTTCATTGCTTCTTGAGCAGATGAATATTTTTTTCCAGTGGATATATTCAAAACTTGCCTGCTGTTCCAGCCGCTACAATCGGGCGATTTTCCTGCCTTGGATATACTTATTTTTTGTTTTGATTCTTCTGAATGTTTATGTCCAAGAAAATTATTTGGGTTTTCAGATAATGCTCGGCGCCGCTGTCCTTCGCTCATGTTTTGGCGAGCCTCAAGAGATGGGTGCTTTCCAAACATTGGATGGTTTCTGGGGTCTGAAAATTTCTCTTTCACAGATTTTGACAATGCTTCAATATGCTCTTTTGTTTTCTTCCGTCCTTTTATTGGACTACCATGCCGCCGCACAAAGTCTCTTTGGCGTTGTGCTATTAGTACCCTGGTTGATTCAAGCATTGGTACATTATTACCACCACCAGGTTTCTTATTGTGTCCTTTCTCGGAATTCATTGAATCATATTTTAAAACCATCTTTGCCTCGGTGCTTAGTGCCAGCGCCTTTGATTCGGTTGAAAGCAATATCTCGACAGTATAATTATTTTTGTTCATCCATGGCTGAGTTGAAAGATGTGATCTTAGACGCTGCCTTAAATCGGATGTGCAGCCAATATAATTTTTTCCGTCAACCGTTGTTATCTTGTAAACTTGATACATGTTTGCTCCTGCGTTATTTTAAACATTTCAGCACAAATATTGTAACAAGTCAAGGAGTTGTATAATGGCTGCGGTCAGGGAGCTGCTCGTCCGTTGGGGTTTCGAGGTCGATGAGCGCGGCCTGGGCAAGATCGAAAAGGGCATTGATAATGTCAAGTCCAGCCTCATGGTCGTTGGTGCTGCTGGGGTCGCTGCCGCTGCTTCAATATTCGGAATAGCCAAGTCAACTGCTGATGCTGGAGAGGCCGCTTTCAAAGCCTCTGAACAGCTTGGTATCAATGCACAGAAATATCAAGAGCTGGCCTATGCAGCCAATCTCGCTGACATTGAGCAGGGTGATTTCGACAATAGTTTAAAATTACTTTCAAAGGGTGCCTACGATGCCGCGCAGGGTACGGGTGCCGCTGCTGATGCCTATAAGAAATTAGGCGTATCTGTCAAGGACTCTTCTGGTCAGGTCAAGGGCGGTGATCAGCTACTCGGTGAGCTGGCCGACAAGTTCAAGAAGATGCCACCCGGTATTGAAAAGACTGCACTCTCAACAGAGTTCTTCGGGCGCTCTGGAACGAAAATGATCTCGATGCTCAATCAGGGCAGCGATGGTCTATCTAAGATGGGAGCCGAGGCAAGAGCAGCCGGCCTGGTGCTATCCGATGAAACCCTGGCAGCAAGCAATGAGTTTAACGATGGCCTGAAACAGCTCTGGGGTATGGTGATCGGCCTGAGAAATACAATCGGGGCCAAGCTCCTGCCCATCCTGAATACCTTAATCGAGGGCGTTAAATCTTTCATGACCGCCAACAGAGAATTGATTGCTACCCGGTTAGAGTTCTTTTTCTCTGTCCTTCAGAGGTTTGTCAAAGAGACCTGGAACATATTTGTCAGAATGTTTGAAATTGTTACCCAGGTTGTTGATCTGTTCGGTGGCCTGGAACGCGTGATTAAAATTGTCGTGATTGCATTCTCGGCTTTCTTTGCAGCTCGCGCCCTGATGGGATTAGGACAGATTGCCCAGGGTCTTTTCGTTGTCATTAAGGCATTCAATCTCATGAAAATTCAGGCTATGCTTGCATGGCTGGCAGCAGCAGCAGGACCAATACTGATCGGTGCCGCCATTGTGGCGCTTGGTCTTATTATTGAGGATATTATCGGTTTCTTCCAGGGCAAGGATTCTGTTACCGGTGCCATTATCGAAGCCTTTGAACAGAAATTTCCGCAAGCGTTCGCGGTAGCCAAGGCCATTGTTGGTGGGTTCGTTACCTTCCTGAAAGTATCCTGGGAGGGAATCAAGTCTACTGCCATGAGTTGGTGGCAAAGCATGTTGGGTATCTGGCAAGCCATACAAGGCGTTGCTCAATTGCTTATCGGTCTTTGGAATATTGTTGTGGGCGCATTAACCCTCGATCCGGCACAAGCAATGGATGGGTTCCTGCAACTCTGGGAGGGTATAAAAGGAATCCTGGGTGGAATATGGAACTACATCAGTAATTTTATTGATGTGATATTTGGAATTATTACGAAACCATTTGGCGGCATACAGGCGATAATTGCCAACTTGGGAAGCTTTATCTTGAGCATGTTTGATTCCGTAATGTCAAAGGCTGGTGGCCTTATTGGGATGGTATCTAAGGTCGGCGGCTTCGTAGCCGGTCTATTTGGAAAATCACCGGAGTTAAAGGCAGCAGCTCAGATGGCCGCTCCCGCCGCGACTACTGCACC